AGTAATATTAAGGCCCCCGCAACTCCGCTTATGATTCCAAATGATAAATTTTCCATACCTTCATTATTGTTTAGGGGGGAGTTACTTTTTAATAATTTCCTCAATAGCGAGAATCATCTTGGCGCGGAGTGTTGGGTCTTGACGTAAGACATCTACTGCTCTTTCTACCGTGCCCTCCAACTTCCCAACCATGCTTTTTGCGACTTTGTGTTGAAACTCTTCTTTGACTGCTTTCTCGAAAGCTCTGTCTCCTTTCACAAAAGACAAGCAATCATGTACAAACTTCCTCAACGTGGCGCGGCTCTCTTCTTCGTTCATCACATCGCGGACAATGTTATCTACAACCTCATAGGTGTAGCGTGTAGCGATTTTTTCCCGCAACCCTGCGATTACAACTTCTTTTATTTCCTGCTCTGTAAGTGTTATTGATTTCATACCCATTTCACTTGTTACTACTAATACTCTTAAAGAAGGATTCGATGTCACCGCCCATGATGAGGTGGTTTATGAAGCTGTGCCATCGCCACATCCAATTCTTACTTACTAACGCACTCGCACACGCTCCACAGTCTTTCACTCCACAATCGTGCCACCCCCTCGCCACTCCCAGTGACTCCCAGAAGGCGGGGTCGAGCAGCCATGCTTGATAAAACTCCCCTGCGGTGACCATAAGTGGATGCCAGTTTCGGCTATTCATTTTTATCCCATTCGGCGAGAACTTTGCACGCCAACCGTTCTCTACCGCATCACGAATGGCTTGTTCTAGGTAGCTCATACAGTGTTGGTGGGGGAGACTTCTTTTAAGATATTGGTAAGTGTCGAGTTGACCGCGTTTCGTACCATTTCCATGTCAGACATCATGTCGGTGAAGGTTTCCGCATCTTCTGGTATTCCATCTTTGGCGACAAAGCCATCATCTATGACCCCCTTCCTGATTATTGCTGCAACTCTCTCCTGCTCCTCCTTCGCGCCTTCTTCTTTTGCCTTGGTGATTTCGGTGCGGATGAAGTCAATAATATCTTTCTTTGTGTGCGGTGCGTTTACCACAGAAGAAGTTGTGTGGAAGAACGTGTCATCAAACCGCTCCTCCCAATCATGTGGGGGAGTCATACTGATTTTAAAGCCCATGCTTCATTAATAACAAACATTGCGAACTTTGCTAATTCTTCTGGGGTTGATTTTGAGGCATTCTTCATGAACCAATCATATACCGACTTTTCAAACGCTTCTTTGTTATCCGATTCAATAAAGAAAGCGTACGCTCCACAATTCAGGCATTGTGCCCCCGAAACGTCGGAGGCACAACAATCGCTTTTAATAATCATATTATTTTGAGCTAAGGATAGCTGTTCTAATGGCATTTGAGAACTCTTTCATCCCCTCTGGTGACGATGGAAGGAATACAGTGGTACTTTTTGCACTACCACCAATATCTTTAAGAGTATCGAAGTATTGGGTCAAAAGTACAAGATTCATAACATCTTCACCTTTTATACCAGTTGCTTTTTCCATCATCTCTACCGATTCACGAAGGCCTTTTACAATAGCAAGTCGTTGCTGCGCAATACCTTCACCTTGCAAACGTTTTGATTCTGCTTCCGCTTCTGCTGATTTTACTGCCAAGACTTTATCCGCTTCACCTTTTTCTGCAGCAGCTGCTCGAAGGCGGGTCTGGGTCTGGATTTCGTTCATTGCTTCTTTAACGCTTGGTGCGGGTTCGACATCAATAATAAGTGCTTGGATAATAGTATACCCAAAGTCGTCCATTGAATTAGCAAGTTGTTCTTTGACCGCTTTTGCGACAGTATCTTTCTGCTCAAATGCCTCATCAAGCTTCATTTTTGGCACTTCTGAACGAATGACGTCAAAGATGTATGCACCAATCTGTTCTTTAGGATTTTGCAAGCGGTAGAAAGCGTCGTATGCCTTCTCGGTGTTTACCATATATTGCACCGCAACTTTTACATTGACAAATACATCATCTTTTGTTTTTGTTTCTGCAGTAAAGTTTAATTGCTGGACACGGAGTTCAAGGGTTCCGATAATTGAGTCAATAATTGGGATTTTGAACGAGAGTCCCGGCCGAGCAACTCGGTTATATTTACCAAGACGTTCAATAATCTCTAATTCTTGCTGTCGCACAATGACAACCGAAAACAACAATATTAATGCAACGAGTGCAATTCCAATGAGTGTAAGCATATTATTTTAGTCGTCTTTCAGCATATTTGCTAGTAAAGACATATGTTAATTTATTAATTTCTTCCATTAATTCTTTATCGTCACTGTTCGAAACAATCCAGTTGCGAACATCTTCGTACGTTATTTCTTTATCGCTATCAGCCGCCATACTTCAATTGTGTTATTGTTTGTAACTATTTTGTCGGTTTCTTTGTTATACCCGACCTTTGCAAGCCATTCTTGCGTTTCTTTTTCTTTTAATCGAGCAGCTTCTTCACGCTCTGCTTTTTCTTTTGCAAGGCGTTCTTCTTCTTGCTTTCGCTTTAAATCACGCTCAGCGGCCGCCTCAGCATCCGCTTTTGCTTTTTCAGCAGCAGCAATCTTTGCCTTTTCTATTTCTACAGCATTGCGTTCGTCATCAAGTTTCTTTCTTTCTGCAGCAAGTTCGGCTTCGCGAGCCGCGCGTTCTTTACGCTCAGCAGCCGTTTTTTCTTCCGCTTCTTTGCGTTCCCGTGCGGTTCGTTCTTCTGCCTCCCGTATCTTTGCGGCTTCAAGTTCTTCTCGGTCACGTCGTAATTTTGCGTCAATACGAGTCAAGCGATATGCATTAAACTCGTTGTCATTAAGTTTCAACAAGTCCTCGTCATTGATTGGAAGATTGTCTCCGATAGACTCGATAGCCGCTTTACGTGCTGGAAGTTCTGCCTTACGTTCTTCCATTTGACGCTTCTGCTTGAGTTCGTTTTCAACTAATTCCAACCGGGACTCTTCTGGGTCGATAAGGGCAATCAGTTCTTTTTCTTTTCCAATGACTTGTTTCTGAAAAGAAAGTGCGCCTTCACGTAATTCTTTTGCCCTCTTTGTGATTGTCACGCGAAGGTCGCGCAATGTAATACGAGAATCGTGTACTGATTGTTCGTTAGTCAAGTCTGTGTTTTTTGTGGATTCTATAGCAACAAGTACAACTTCTTTTGCAGGACTGAATTCTTCAATTGAGAATTGAATCATATTATTTATTTAATTTTGTTAAGAATTTTTCAATAATTTTTTCTGCACGTTTAATAGTACATCCAAAATCATTTTTAAATCCTTTTTTATCACCTTCACTGTATGCGCTAGAAAGACCACTTAAGACCATACCTGGATTTCTTCCAAACAATCTTCGCAAAAATTCTTTTTGTTTCATATTATTTTTGTTCAGGATGGTCATAAAATTCACATCCTTTACATTCTTTTAAGTAGTCCACCATCCAACAATCATCACATTGTTCTTCACGTTCACAATTAAATGCTTTTAAACTTGGATTAGCTCCATAGTCACAAACAGTTTTTTCCATATTATCGTTCCATGGTGCATGAGCATGGCTCATACTCAAAATCATCTGGGCCATTAGGAACTTCTATTCGACCTTCCCCATTACATATCGAACACTTTTCTTGGAGAACTGGTACTAATAGTCCGGCCCCAATCTCATACACAAACTCTCGAGTATTCATAATCATCTTCATAATAATAATCTATTAATAAAACAATTATAAAGACTATTAAAAGATTGTACATATTGACAAGTCTCAGTATTTATGTTGTATTATAATGTGCGTAACTTGAGTGTCTTTATCAAAAAGCACTATATAATGCACTTATTAAAAGTTAGCAGAAGTATATATGGTAAATCTTGTTTCAAAAGGTAGGCCGCGAATGAATCAAAAAGCATTTGATAAAATTCTGGCCGCAAAAAAAGGGGAAGTGATTATTACTAATAAGGAATGGAAACTCGCAACGCCGCCGGGGGCCCACCTATTGCGAAAGTACCTAAAGACTGAATACATCGTTAGGACAGTTGCAGGAAAGAAATCATGGCTTATTAAAAAAGCCTAAGTATGGAATCCGAAGCAAAACAAGTGATAGCTGATAAACACGATGTGGACAAGCCTCGTGTTGAATTAGTGGACCCTGGCTTTATATTGGAAGTTGCAAAGGTGCTAGCACATGGTGCGGAAAAGTATGGCGCAGATAATTGGAGAAAAGGACTTCCATGGATGAGGACATATGCCTCAGTCTTGCGGCATATGTTCCTATGGGCTAAAGGTGAAGATTGTGACCAAGAGTCGGGTATCTCGCATCTAGCCCATGCCGCATGCAATATAATGTTCTTATTGGAGTGGAGATACTCCCACAGAGAACTTGATAATCGTGTATGGCGTACACCCCTAAAAGAAAAGGCGCAGTAGGCGATACTACACAATTAAAAAACCCGCCGCGTGTATTTACACGAAAGTTTATGCGCGCTTTGCGGGAACGAAAGCCCTGTAAGCAATGCAAAAAGCCTACAGGGTCGCGAACAAAGTATTGCCCAACATGCAGAAAGCAGTTCTTAAAAAAGATATTTGGAGTTGCACCGACAAAGGAACAGCCGCCGAATACGACAACTGACTACTTATTAAATCAATATAAAAATTTACTATGATTCTTTCGATAGGCCAGATATTACAAGAAGTGAAGTTTAGCCCAAACCTTGACGTATTCCAAATTTCTCCATGTGCGGTTGACTTGCGGCTAGACACGGAATACATATTTGAATCTTCTGGGCATCATGTACTTCGTTCAATGGAGGAAGTAGAGTTGTCAAAGAATGTCGTTGGTTTTGTAGTGCCGCGTTCTAGTACGAACCGAAGAAGCCTTACATTGGATATGACAGGCATTGTAGACCCCGGGTATAAGGGCTCGTTAGTTCTTCCAATTACGAATTGGAACAATTCGATAATGCTTAGAAAAGGTGAACGCATCGCGTCTATTATCTTTATGCAAGTCGGGGATATTCAGGCAATCAAAGAATCAAAGTATCACAATGGAGATGGTTCTTATAAGCCAGATAAGTTGGAAGAAGAAGAACTACTTAAAGCGGGTGATATTGATGGCCTCAAACGAATGTATTCCGTATAATCGCGGCTAATTTCTTCTGCGATAGAACGGATGAGGGACCGGCAACGGTCCCTTTCCAATTGGGAAATGACTCGTCTGAATGTATGTACGGAACCTTCGAGCTCTACCTCTTGTCCCTCTTGTTCAAGAATTTGGCCATCGAACTCCATAAACATCTTCTTTCCCTTTGTCACAATCCAATCAAGATGGCATTCTTCGTCCACGCGACCTTCAGTAATTTGCAGGAGCAAAGAATACACATCCAGCTGTAAATGTCGGTCAACATCACGCTGGGTCCATCTTGGACGTCCATCGGACTTCAATCTACCTGTCTTAATCTCTCGGAATTTGACCAAATTTGGCTCATATTGGTCAATATATGCACTAAATGGCACATTGTCTACCTCGGCGTAGATTCGATGTTCCTGGATAGGATATTGGGTCAAATTGGCTAGTCTGAACGTCCCTTCCTGGAGCCTTTTCGCCACTTCCGACCCAAAAAGCAGCTCCGGGGACCTATGTCCTTGAATATTTTCATAGTACGAGCTCCGATATTGGTCTTTATTGTCCAGCCACAGTCGCATTTGTGAGTAAGATAGGTACTTTTTGGGTAGGTTTAACATATGCACACATTATACGCTATATACAGGGCATTTTGCAGTGTATAATGTGAGTATTAACAAAGGGCAATAATAAAACATCATACATCGTATGACACAAGACTTCGAGAATTACGAAAGTAATTCACTAGAACGTCCCCGAGACAAAGCGTGGACGAATTGGGCAAAATTAGAAAATGTGGGTGACAAGGTGCAAGGATATATTAGGGATGTGTTCTTCCGACCCGCGCAAGGCGAGTTTAAAGAGGCACGCGGCATCACTCTTGAACAAACAAACGGAGAATTAATTAACGTCGCCATCAAGCGATATGAATTTGTTCTCGCTAAGACTGACTCCCTCAGACTTGGTGACCCGTTGACAATGGTTCTTGAGAAATTGATTCCAGCCCGCGTAAAAGGATATTCCCCAACAAAGCAATTTGGATTCTATGGCAAGAATCTTGAGGAGAATAAAGGGAATAAGACCGTTCGTGAATTGGACCTCGAAGATATGAAAGCCCAGTCGGCGGTGTCGAAGGCCGAGGAGGGTGATGACTTCGAGAATCAAGCATAATTAATCCTTGCCCTTTGTTAAAAAAAACCGCCTAGTAATAGGCGGTTTTTTCATATTGCGACGGTTTTCCAATTAGTGTTTTTTCATGGTGTCTGTCAAAGTATATTTCACTATTTTTAAGAAGGAAAAAATCAGTAATACCAGCGTTCCGACAAGCTGCAATACAAGAGTCGCACATTTTCCAATGTCCGAAAAGGTATACCGCGCCCCCGATAGGGTCTTTTTGAAGTCGTTCAATTTCTCGAAGAGCGAGTTGCTCTGCGTGAAGATGCTCTGCACAGTTGGGGCAGCTGGAGTATTGAGTGCCCCTGGTCTTGAGCCGACGACATTTTTTGGCGACCATATGCCTACCGAAGGCTGATACTCCACTCGATAAGAGTACTCCTTCTTTGCTAACGATGATAGCAATTGGGACGGCTTTTTTGTTCCATTTGTAGAGTTTATAAAGATGTTTGCCTATATGAAAGGCCAATTGCATTATCGGGTGCTCAATATCAACATACTGGTACGTCATAGTGCAATCGGGATGTTTTTTATTGGGGTACCTGGAAAGTAGCCAGTAATATTTTCTTTTATTTGTGACACAAGCAAGTCGTCAAGGTTTGTAGCGCGCTCATATGAGAACATAGGTAGTTCAATTTCTACCTTTTCTGGTCCTACTGGGCGATTAAGGAGTTCCTCTGCAATCGAATCATGAAGCGTGGAGTATATATGTGCGTTTGATATAGAATGGGTATACACCCCTGGGGGCACTTCAAGATATTGTGCAAGAATCAATTGTAATAGCGCAAACCCAGCGACGTCTGTCGGAAACCCGAGAATCATATCGTTTGACCGCACAATAAGATGTAGGTTTAGGCGTCCACGGATTATGTTCAACGTAAAGGTATAGGGGCACGGCACGTTTTTCTGTTTGGTTACAAGGTCTTGCCATGGGTCCCACATAAGCACGACCCCATGCCGCGACGAATTATCTTCCTTTAGTTTCTTAAGAACTATATTCAGTTGGTCTACATTGCTACCGCCACCATCCCAATGGCGCCACCTGTGGCCATAGGCGCTAGAAATGGTATTGTCGGATTCTTTGAATGAACTCCATATTTTTGTGTGTCTTTCAAGCCAATCGACTTTATTTGACCCGGAAAGAAACCACATTTGTTCTGGGATAAAAGAATATGGAATCTTGCGAAGGGACAACAATGGAAAACCTTCACTTTGCAGGTCTGTTTGGAACGTAATACCCGGAAGAGCGCGTACATTTGTATTTGTGCGGGAATTATATTCTTCAGGCTCTTGAAGAACGTCAAAAAGAAAACTGCGGTAAAAAACATCGATGTTCATAGTGACCAAAGATTAATTGTAGTAAGTAAGTATTTCATATATACGGGTGAATTGACCGCAGAAAGCGGGGCAAGTAAAAGCCCGAGCGTGTAACCAATGCCAAAAGCAAGTCCAAGTTTTATAATCATAATTTATTTATTTGATAGCTTTTCTATACCGGCCATAAAAATAGCCATAATTATAGTTCCGATTAATAAAATTCCTATAAACTTTCCAGCATCTATTAATGACCAACAAAGTAATGGTTCATTTAATAATTGATTCCAAAATCCAGTATATTGTTGACAATTCATAAGTTAGTTAGTGATGTTCTAAATCGAGAATGTACCGTCGCCTCGTGCTCGTCGATAGCTGTTAAACCTTCCTTGACCCAGAATTGGTACTGGAAGTGCGGAATGCAGTATGCATAGTTCGAATATACGAGGACAAGCCATGCCTGTACCCCACGGAGAACAAAAACATCAAATGGTTTGAAGCCTCTGCTTTCGTCTGATATTTTGTACGCAATACCCTTATCCCCTCGCTCTGCTGCAGCAAGTGCCGCAAGCTGGTGTTCTTTAAACTCATCGAGTCGGATTTTGCCTGTCCTCCGGTCGTGTTTAATTTCATACGCCCCCGTCCCGACGTTTTCCTTTAGCCACGGAAGGAGCTTTGTTGTTGCCTCTGCCTCTAGTTTTCTCATATGCGTTTCTTCGTTTTAATTCTTGTTCGACCTCTTCTCTAATAATTCCCTCCAGTCGTTCTTTACTTATTTTTAGTAATTCTTTTGTCGACACGAACCTTGTCCATTTTCTCTGCATACAATCGTTCATTAAAGTCTTCTTTATTAATAATGCACTTCAATACCGCCTTGTCGACCTCCCCGCTTAATACGTGGATATACAAGTTTTTACTGATGTTATTTGCTCGTTGTGTTCTTCCAAGCGCTTGGGCATAATCCACATATGAGTACGACATGGACAAGAACATTGTGCACCTGAAGCTAGGTAATTCGTATCCAGCAGACACCTGAGATTGTGCGATAACAATGGTCTCGCGACCTTGTTTTTCAGCCAACTCTAGCAAACTTTTACGGTCTTTTGTGCGACCGTCAAGGACTAAAATATCCTTATTTTTAAACGTTTTTCGCAAGTACGCAGCAACTCTGTCAATCTGTTCTGTGTAGCGGCAAAACAAAAGAAGCTTAGGAAACTCTTTTGCAATGTCTACCGCGTATTCTGCTTTACTATCTGTTTCTTGCTCTACTTGGTGCGTCGCAAGAATGCGAGGTAGTGGCAACGGATAATCAAGCGGGAGGTCAAGTATTTTCTCTTCTTGTGTTTTTGAAAGTGGAATCTCGGTATCTTTAAATGTCTGGTCTGGAACATCGAAAAAATCCTCAAGTCGCCCGAACGTGGAAAACTTTTTCGCGGCTTTTGCGAGCCGGTCTTTTGCAGCAGAATCTTTGCGTGGCAACCACACCCCTCGCCCAATGCGTGGAACGTTGGTGTAGAACGCTTGGCGGAATTTAAAGTAATCCCACTTCAGGTCAAAAAGATTTGCGGCGCCCCATACAGCCATAGGCTGAGGGAAGGGAGTGCCGCTAACAATGTAGACATACTTAACATTCTGCCGGGTGATGTACTCTTTGACACAGCGGTAGAGTTCGCTTGTTTTTGGATATTGGACATAATTTTTTTGTCGTGTTTGCGGAGTGACCCCAAGGAAGCAGTGGCCTTCGTCTAATATCAAAACATCAGAAGAAAGCTTCTCCCAATCTTTTTTGAATCGTTCCTTTGATACAACCCCTAGATTAATTTTAATTCCTAACTTTTTAATTTCTTTTTCCCATGTCTGGTCGAGCACTTGGGTCTTCGGTGCGACTACGAGGATTTTCCCTTTCATACGAGACAAGAGCAGCGCAGTGCGCGTTTTACCGGCCCCGCAGCCAAAGCCAATAACGTGGCGATGAGGGTCGCGCAGGATTATTTCTTTTTGGTGTTCGTAAAGTTTAAAATCGCTCATAGTAATGTTTTGTATTGTCGGATGACGTTACCCATTCCAAGTTTGATACATGGTTGTTTTGTTTGTTTCCGTCTTTGTGATTGACGACTGGTAATTTGCCTTTGTTCGGAATAAACGCAAGAGCGACAGCAATATGGGCGTATTGCGTGAATCTTTTTCCGGCTTTATGCATGTCGAACCGCAAGTATCCATTTCGAGTCCCGCGAAGAGAAATGGGGCGGGCTTTCCATATGCAAACCGTGCGGTTGCGATGTAGCCATTGCCGCTCGCAGGAGCGGATTGTGCCGTGGTCCGAGACTTCGTACATACCTTTAAATCCTGGAATCGGTCGCCACTCATAGAGGGTATCCATATTCTTTAAGGATGGCGCACACTTCGCAGTTTGGTACATAACATCGGCCTCTGCCCTTATATCCTTTTTCGAGGTGTATACTCGGGTCGAACCTATTTCTGTCGTTTCGTTGCAATGCATACAGAATGAACTCCCTCATAGTGCAGCCGGATTGTTCTTCACTAACCCAATATGAGGGGATTCGTTTTTCCATAACTATAAACCTCGGTCAAGAATGTCCCTTATATCAATCAAGACTTCTGCGATAATAAGTTTAACTAATAAATCTTTCTCAGCGGTTCCGGCTATTGAGCTTGACACCCCGTCAATAAACTCATTGATAAGGACCTCCCTAGGACGTGGTTTTTTTAAAGAATCTCTGATTTTTTGTTTGTCAATCATAGTTATTATTCTATTAGCTGATATTCATCTTCACCCCGTCCCCGACCTTCGACTTTGCGTGACCCTTTGAATTTTTGTATTCGTTCGGAATACTTTTCAAGGATGTCCCGGGCGTTTTTTAGTTTAATTGGTACGCCATCGGTGATGAAGTTGTATGAGGAAAGAATCTCGCGTAGTGTCATCTTTTTATAATTACCATCATCGTCTTTTTCTGAAAGGACTTCAAAGATAACATCTATTTTGCGGGAAGAATCGACGAGGCGGGTGTTGCCGACTACAGTGTATTCTTCTTGCGGAGTGTCCTTGTTCGCAAGGTTAAGCGTAAGCCGTTCTTCGGCAAACCCCATACGACCGCGTATCCCCAGTTCGCGGAGTGTCGTATCTTCTGCTTCGCCTTTAGGACGAGTCAAGTTCATGTAGGCATCCACAAACCCGCCAAACGCACCCGAGCCGCGCATCGAGGTATCAATACCTTTCGAGTCTTTTGTTGTGTGGTGCACTATCATGACCGCAATACCCATCGCGGCCATGGACCGTGAAATTTGTAGCCATTTCACTACTTCAGGGGCGTCGTTCTCGTTCTCGATACCGCCGAGGTTTGCAAGAGTATCTATAATGATGAAACTGATGTTATGTTCTTTCGCTTGCGCGGTGATAGTCTTCATAAACAAGTTCCACTCTTTAAGTTGGGGTCTACCGCCAGACAAATTCGCAAATGGTAACGATGCAATAAAGATATTAGGATTCTCGTCGAGGTTGTAAATCTCTTTTCGTTCTGCCCATAAGGATTCGTTCTCTTCAGAGATAAAGAGGATGTTGCTTTTCTTCGTGTCTTGGTACAGGAACGGCTCACCTTTTGCCAATTTTTTGGCGAGGTGTACAAGAAAGGTGGTTTTACCGGCTTTCCAGATGGTGGAAAACAAGGTCACATACCCTCTTGCAATGTAACCATCCCAGAGCCAGTCGCGGCCGTCGGTATCGCCTGTAATATCGACGATTGATTTAAAGAGGAGGTCATTGCCAGCAAGCTCTTCGATGCTGGGTTCAATAGCCCATTCCATGAACTCAGTCGCATTTTTCTTGTATAACTGAATGGTGTTTTGACCGTATGTGGCACCACTTGAGAAATGTTTCTCGTCCCATTTTGGGCGGTAGAGTTTTGACGCACGGAATAATCGGTCGATTGTCGCCTCGTCGCCGCAGGCATAGAATCCAATCATTGAAATGAGCGCAAGGTCTGCTTCGGACTGTGAACCGAACCCAAGCGCTTGCCAGTCGCCACCGTCATAGAGGACTGTGAACTTGGTTCCGTTTTTGGCACGCTTCGCGACGCGGATGATGTCTTCGTCTGAAGGGAGGGACGGCTTTACGACTGTTTCGACTTTTGGCTGTTCTAACACTTTTTCTTTTCGGAATGTTTTATCTTTCCACGCAATGATGTCATTAAACTCTTTGATAGTATCTCTGCCTTCGTATACATTTCCGGTCATGATAAAGAATCGGCCTTGTGAGTAGCATTCGATTCCTTCCATCTGCCCTTGGTCGTTAGTCCATTTGGTGGCTGAACCTTGGAATTTTGTGGGGAACCGGCCGATGAGGTGGAGGCCTTTGCCTGATTGTGATACTTCGGTGTATGTGTCTATTTCTGCGATTATTTTTTGTGCCCATTCTTTGAGTGTGTTTTCTTCTGTGAAACAATTATCAAGGTCAATGCCAAAGTATGGAATCGTATCTGAAAACACAAACCCAATTCGGTCTGATGCAGTAATTGCATCGTAGTAGGTGGACCATGAGGAGGGGTCGTTCACCGCGGCGTTACCCCCGCCAATACGCATTGGTACTTTGGTGATTTTTCCATCCGACCGTTTCTTGAAATCCCAATTAATCCAGTTTGGGTACTGTTGGAGTTCGGTCGGAATCATATGGGCATTATACCCTAAAAATGTGGGGTGGGGGTGTTAGTAACATAGATATACACAGGATGAGGGGGGGTCGCGTGCGCGCGCGTAAAATCAAGGTAAATAATAATTAAATACAAAATATCCTTATTTATAAGCATATTTTATTTATTACCTATTTAATTACTATTTACAAAGTAGGTACTAAATGTTATAATTATATAATTTAATACCTAAGTTGTAAACCCCCCCTAGTTTTTTAAGGGTAGGTAAAAAAATAAATATGTTTAAAAATAAGGATAAAATCGAATTAATTACCTTTAAAAAGTTATATACGCGCGCGAGGTAATTAAATAAGTCATAGTGCTGAGGACAGTTACTAACACCCCTCTACCTGTGTTTAGATGTATAATTGCATCTATGCGGACTAAAGAAGGTCAGAACCAAGTCGTGATAAATGTTCCACCGGATATTTTTGAGAAGTTGAAGTACCTGAAAAAGCAGGAAGGCAAGTCGTATGCGTGGGTTGCGCGGGTGGCACTTATCACATACATAAATGGTTTGAATTTATTAATTAGTGAAAATAACCATGGGAAAGATATTGGAAAGTAAGGTGCAGGTCGGTGTTATCATTGATAAAGAGCTTCGTGCAACAATTGAGAAGGTTGCTGAGCGAGAAGAGGTGAAGTTGTCGGCAGCGATTCGGTATCTTTTGTTGAAGGGGGTGAAGCAGGATATGGAAGAAAATAAATAATATGAAATTTCAAGCGGAGAAATACAACACACGTACAGATTTAGAAAATGATGTACGCAATAAGATTGGACTTACTTCGGAGGTGAAGGATAAACACACTGTGGAAGGAACACGTGAGGATTTGGCACGATTGAAGCTTTCAGACCGGTCTATTTTCTGGGGAATGAAATGTATTATCACGGATTCTCCTACAAAAATTGAACCGAAAAGTGAAGCGGATAGAGGTAAAAAATTTAAAAGCGGAATTAATGGTAGACCTGAATAAACATGAAGAATACATTGATGCTTTTGGATGATAAAGCCCGTGAAGCAATATTGCACGGGGTGCGAACAGTCTATGAACCGGTAAGGAGAACGCTCGGTCCGTCCGGGAGTAATGTCCTCCTGTGGAGAACCTATAATAGGGGGCCTCGTATCACTAATGATGGTGTAACTGTGGCAGAGTGCATATCACCGAAAAATCCTTTTCTTGCGCTTGCTGCAGGTGCTTTTAAGGAAATGTGCAAGCGAACAAATGAAAAGTCTGGTGACGGGACTACAACGACCGCAGTAATTGGTGGAAAGCTGTTGGAGGATACATTTAAACAACTCCGAGATACGATGTCGGAGTTCACATCTGGTGCAAAAGTAAATCCAATGGAATTGCGTGCGGAGATTCTTCGCACTGCAAAAGCTGTTAAAGAACGGATACGAAAGGAGGCAATCAAAATTGAAACACTTGAGGAGTTGGAACGCATCGCAATCGTGTCTGTTGAAGATGAGGAACTTGGTAAAACAATTGCAGCTCTTGCTTGGGAAGTGGGGACTGATGGATACATTGATGTTGTTGAAGGATACAAGGACAAAGTGGAGGTTGAAATCAATCGGGGTATGCGGTTTGCTGCAAAAGTACCGGCAAAGGTATTTGTGAATAACGCTGCGAAATATGAAATGATTGCACAAGATGCAAACGTACTTATCACAAATTGGGCACTTGATAATGCTGCTGTTGTTGCACCAACATTCCAGCATTTGTCACGCACAACAACAAAATTGATTGTGATGGCGCCGTCGTTCTCGGACAATGTTTTGGTAAACATGTTGAATGCGACGAAGGGGGGATACCACATCTATCCTGTTGCAGTTCCATCGCTTCGAACTGAACAACTTGAGGACATCGCGGTGTATTGCGGTGCAAATGTTATTGATAAGAATACTGGTCGCAAGTTTGAGAATGTGCAACCACGAGACCTTGGCTTCCTTGGTAAATTGATTGTAAAGGATACAGAGGTCCGCGAGGATGCTGTTGCGACAGAAGGTAAGGGCGAAGAAGAGGCAAAGAAACGAGTCGAGACATTGAAAGGGCAGCGTGATGAGACTCGTGAGCACATGTTCAAGGAGCAATTGAATCGTCGTATCGCATCTCTTGCTTCGGCTGTTGGTGTGATTCGGGTTGGGGCATCGAGTCAGGCTGAGAGTCTGTATAAGAAATTAAAGGTGGAGGATGCAACATATGCATGTCGAGCAGCACTTCGTGGTGGATATGTGAAAGGTGGAGGTCTTGCATTAAAGACAATCGCTGAATCGCTTGATGAGGATAATATCTTGCGGGGAGCTTTAATGGCACCATACTTACAGATTCAAGAAAATGCCGGTAAAGAGATTGAGATTGGTGATGATGTGATTGACCCAGCTGATGCGGTGTACTATGCGGTTGAACATGCAACATCTGTTGTTGCGCACCTTGCAACAGTGAGAGTTATCATTCCTGAAGAACCTGAATACTCCCCAGTCGAAGGAGAAACGAGAATCGCTGAAGCGTTGCGTGAAGGTGTTCGTGCGTGGAAGAAACACCTCGGGCAATTAAAAGATTCGGAGGACGAAGCTGAGAAGGATAGAAATCTTGCTTTTGAGCGAGTGTTGTTCGAGGATAGATGAACCAATGCGAGAACGGTGGCAAGCGATGCTTTCCGACTGAGCACTCGGCAAAGAAAGCACGCGGCTGGAAAGGTCTAAAGAAACGGATGCGCGCATACCTGTGTCCATATTGTAAGTATTGGCATTTGACCACAAGAACGTCATAATGATTCTATGGCTGGTAAACTAGCAAACAAGAATGCACATAAAGTGCTTGGACAAAAGGTGGGACTTCTTCCGGGTAAAGCTGGGGAATTAGGTCTTTCTTTTAACCAACGATTGTTCTGCGAGATATTTACATCGCAGCACTTTGGGAATGGTGTGCAGTCGTATATGAAAGCGTTTGCAAAAGCTAGAGGGAAGTCAATGTCATATTCTGTTGCGCAGAATGCAGCTAATGAACTTTTGACGCTTCCATATATCCGTGAGTATATTAATCACTTGCTTGAGCAACAGCAATTGAGTGATGAACTTGCGGACTCGCAGTTAGGGTATCTAATTCGGCAGCACGAGAACTTGTATGTGAAGCTTGGCGGCATCACTGAATACAACAAGTTAAAGAAACGCGTTGGAAACAATACTCCTGAGGGGAATAAGACATTGATTATTGTTGTATCGCCTGAGACCGCTGAGCGGTATAACCTCACACCAACAGAGGTCACACAAAAATGAATCAGATAGCGATGCCACCATTACTACAGCGCCTGCATCCGAAGCAGGCGCTTGTTGCTTTAGATAAGCATCGTTTCCGCGTGCTGTGCTGCGGTCGCCGTGCCGGTAAAACAACTCTTGCGATTGACCAAATGAAAGGTCGTGCTGCAATACCATGGTCAAAGGTCGTATATGTTGCACCAACGTACCAACAGGCACGTGATATTGTTTGGGACCAATTAAAGAAAGAGTGTGGTCCTGCGGCAAAAGCGATTAATGAAACCCGGCTCGAAATTACATTAATCAACGGGTCATTCATTGCGCTTCGTGGTTGGGAATCGATTGAAACATTGCGTGGACAGTTTTTTGATTTGATAGTGTTTGACGAAGTTGCAATGTATAAAAACTTTTGGGCAATGTGGTACGACGTGATTCGCCCTACACTTACAGACCGTAAAGGCGAAGCAATGTTCATTTCAACACCAAAAGGATTCAATCACTTTTATGATTTGTTTCAGATGGAATCGAAGGATAAGGACTTTAAATCTTTTCACTTCACAACGTATGACAATCCGCACATTCCTCGCGAAGAAATAGAAAAAGCAAAAGAGGAATTGCCTGAAGACCGGTTCGCGCAAGAATATATGGCGGACTTTCGTAAAACGCAAGGTCTTGTCTATAAAGAATTTGATAGGGAAACACACTTGTATGAGGAGTTGCCGGATGGTATGCGCGTTGTGCAAACGATTGGTGGAGTTGACTTCGGTACGCACAACCCAGCAGCCGTGTATACCATTCTTATTGACAACGATAATGAATGGTGGATTGATGATGAATTTTATGAGACGGGAAGAACTGATGCGCAAGTTGCCGATTATGTATCCGCATTGAAGCTGAACGAGTGCTATCCCGACCCTGAGTCTGCGTCTGGTGTTTTAGAGTTACGCAATCGAGGGGTAAATGTTCGCGACGTCATTAAGAACAAGGACAGTGTGCGAAATGGTATTAATGCTGTTCGTGAAATGCTGCTGTCTGGTCGATTGCATATACGAAAGACATTGTTTAATTTGATTTGGGAGTTTGAAACATACTCATACCCAGATAAGAAATCAGATAGGAACGAGGAGGAGAACCCGATTAAGGAGAACGACCATGCTATGGACGCTATTCGGTATCCAATATTCATGAAAAACATTGCGCCGGTAAGGAAAACAGTAAAAGTATTTAAGCCGCAAAATGTCGGATTTAAACGAGATGCGTTGACTGCACCAAAAATAGCAAAAGTCTTTAGACCTGGGTCTGGTGGATTTAAAAGATAAGTTATTCACAGCCCCTTTCTGTACGTTTATGAAAAAAGGCATATATTGTAGGCATGATTGGTGACTCTAATGAATATGATGCGCGACCAAGTGCGTATCATCCAACTAAAGCAATAAAAAATTTCACCAAAGATGTGCAGGAGTGTTACGCACAAGGTGATGAAATTTTAAATCGTGGGTGGACCGAGTTGAATGGTCGCACGGTTATTGACGACATGAATCGTGGACAAATGATGTTTAATGCGTTTGTTGACGAGTCGTCTGAAGATGACAACGATGATTGGGAATGGAAAGGAACGCGGTCGAAAGCGCGCAATAAAGGAATTGCAGTTCATGCGAGTTTAACAGCGGCATATATTGTTCCAACGTTTCTGGCACAAAATGAGGATGACCAGGGGGACGAGGACATGTCTGAGTTCATGCGAGGTATTGTCGAGTGGATGATTGAAAACTCTGACTACAAACCGAACTTTTTAAACTTTGTTACAGCAATGGAGACAGACCCTGTTGTGTATCTCGGTGCTGAATATAACGAGGTAATGCAAACAATCAAAGACTACGATGAGGATGGAAAGATGACAAAGAAACAAATCATTGACGAGGTATTTTCTGGGTTCAACGCTCCTGTGTATACCGCAGACCAAGTACTAGTTTCAAATGCATATGAGCGAGACCTGCAAAAGCATAAGCGACTGATTAAACGCCGTTGGATTGAATATGATACAGCTTCTGCAATGTATGGTGATAAAGAATACTTCAATCATGTCGAGGCAGGGATGCGAACTATTTTTAATGCAGATGACGGTCGTTTCTATGATGTAAAGGATGATGACCACCCAAGTTTGGTTGAAGAATGTACGTTCCTCGACCGTCGCGGCGACACTGAGTGTTGTTTCCTTGGCGGAATTTATATGGGGGATACTGATGTGAAGAGGAACCGTATTCGACACCGGGATAATTTCAATGCACCAAAATATAATCTTGTACCGTTTCGATTTAATACAATCGGTTCGCATTTCTTTTATGGCAAATCAATGATGAATGCGATGCAATGGGATAACATGCTATATGACGAAGCGACTCGTATTTATATGAATCGCGCGCTACTTGAAGCAGAGCCCCCAACAGCTGTTACAGGTGTCGACTCTGTAGACAGTGAGGTTATATTCCCGAAGGCTGTCATTCCGCTTAGTGATAAGGATTCAAAAATCACGAACCTTTTGCCGCCATCAAACATGGGGCCATTGCTCAAGGGTCTTGAAATGACGGAAGACTCTATGTCTGAAGGTTCGCTAAATGATACGGAAACAGGACAGTTGCCACCGGCAGAACAGAAAGCGTATATTGTGGCTAAAGCTTCGGCAAACGCTAAAAAGATTATTTCAGGTGTTGCGAAACAGCTTGGATGGTCTACTGCGCGGTACGGCGACTTGATGAAAGATATTGCAATTCAACATTTGACGATTCCTATGCTTGATGAAATAAGCGGAGACACTTCACGATTGAAGTACCGTAAGTTTATTCTTGAGAATCGCAATGTGAACGGAAAGAACGTCAATAAAGAATACCGTTTTGACGAGGACTTGATGGGAACTGAGATGTCGGATGAAGAAAAGGATTCATATAACTTGACGCTTTTGAAGGAATCAGGCTATCCGCGAGAGAAAAAGGCTATTTATGTGGCAAACCCTGAGATATTTAGTCGCTTGAAGTACCTTACTCGTGCTGATTTTGAAGAATTGTTCCCTCGGAACCAAGAAGCAATGCAGGGTATTCTGTCTAATCTTTATGCCCAATTGAATGCGGACCCGATGATTGAGCGCGAGGCACTGCTCCGTGAGTACATGTACTCGATATTCAAGTCTAAAGGCAATAAGTTCATAGCAAAGAAGCCAATGCAAGGAATGGGCGGGCTTCCAGCACAAACTCCGACCAATACTGGGAAGTTACCAACACCTGCGGGGGCTGCGATAGACAAAGCCGCAGTATGATGTGTTTATTAGTCAATATCTATTAACATATGAGTGAAAATGCTCGCGCACTTGACGCAATCATTCGCCGGGTCCGAAAGGAAACGGAGTTTGACATTATTAATATTGAAAAACTCGACCGCGTTGTAAACGGCGTTTTGAAAGGCGACGGAACAATGACTGGTGGTGTGGGGGAAGACGCAAGTACAGAAGAAATTCTTGCTGCATATGATAAGGCCGGCGGTCTTATTAAGAGAAACGGCGATACTGTTCGTACTGGTTCTTTCTACAATTTTAGAAAGAAGGAGGCGCACAAAGAGCCTAAGATTGAATTTGTTTTCCGCGTGAATGGTAAAGAAGTGTTTGTCCCTGAGGGTCAAGAACTTCCGGGTGAAGTACGTGCTGCGCGTATTCTTGAAGCAGCTGCAAAGAAAGGTTCCGACGAGGAATCGACTGAAGATTCCGAGGAGGTGGTTGCGGGGGAAGAAGAAGAGAAGCCGAAATCCCGTACCCGTCGTGCTCGGTAATATATGGAGCAAATCCATCCTAAACACTTGCTTGAAGTAAAAGGAAAAAATAATTGGATATATAACAAACAACAGTTAACACCAAAACAAATAAATCATCTCTCAATACAAGCTAGAACATTCTTGGAAACAGACTTATATAAAATAATCGACGCTGCATTACAAAGACACGCAATAAAAGTTGGATTGTTGGATAGCAGTTCTTTGGAGGAAAATATGGCAGGGAAAGCAATGGTGCGGACACGCGATGTGATAAACACTATGCTTACCCAAATGGCCAATAACAAGCCGTGAAAACGGCTTGGACGGGTGCTTGCAATAGTTACTAATGAGGAAACCATATAGAACTATCCAAGCTCCGGTCCAAGCCGTCCTTCCCGGGAATGACTTGTCGGGTACTCTCACGAAACGAGAGATGGGATACGCACTCCCTTTAACGTGCGATGGTTCGACGCCATTAACCTTAAGCGATGGAGCACATGCCTCCTCAACTGCATGATGACTATATGTCTTTAAAGAAAAAGGACTCAAAGTCCAAAATTCCCGACGATAAATCTTTTAAAAAAGAAGAGGAAATCGACGAGGAAGACATCGACGAAGAAGAAGAATCTGAAGAGGAAGAATTGGATGAAGAATCTGATGAAGATTCGGACGAAGATTCTGACGATGACGCAGATGATTCTGACGACGATGATAGTTCTTCACAAGATGAAGAGGAGGAATATGACGAAGACCTTGAGCGTGAGCTGAAAGGAATTCCGGACCGCACAAAAGCCCGCAAAGCTTTTGAGGACCGGAAGGGAAAGAAAGCTGACGACGAGGGGGATGACGAAGAGGACGAAGATGATAAGCCAATCACTCGTCGCGACCTGAAAGGTGTTCGCGCCGAAATTCGGAAAGAAGTGCTAGAAGAGCAAGCGCGAGAAATCGCCGGCGAAATGGCAAGTTCCCCGAAACAGGCTGAGCTTATCTATCAAATCTACTCTAACCGTGTTTTCCCAGCCCATCTTTCGTTGCGCGAGCAAATGGAAGAGGCGTTCGCTATCGCAAATCGACGAAAAATCATTGCTGTAAGCAAAGAGGTCCGCCGCGCTTTAAAAGGCAAGGCATCCACTTATAACAATGGCGCGAGTTCGCACCGTGCACCAATGGATTCTCCGGCTCCGAAAGTTTCGAAGTCCGACCAGAACTCATATGCGCGCGCTGGATTCAAGTTCGATGCGAAAAAGAATCTTTATGTAAAAGTGCTTCCTAATAAGAAACGCCTTTACAAAGACCCGAAGAGCAAACGCACGTGGCTTGAATAATCTCATATTTCATATTAGAAGTATTGTAACGAGAGACAACCTCTCAACGCGTTTTAACGCAACACAATATGAAAGCTGACTTAAGTGTAGTCGGACCTGCGGCGTCCTTTCCTCGTTTTATCACCTCTGGTGGTACTGCGATTAAAGCTGGCGAACCGCTTCACGGTCTCGGCGCTCTAACAAACGGTGTTATTAACACGAACACCTTTGTTCTAGCCGCAGCTGATACTCCAGTCATTGGTACACACCGCTTCGGTGGTATTGCCATGAAGGACTCTGAGAACGCAGCCGCTGGCACCACACTTACACAGTACCTCAACGCAGGCTGCCCTGTGCCCTATGTAGGGCGCATTCGCGGTCGCGCTGAGACTGTCGCAAGTGTAGACACAGAATCGGAACTGAACGGACTTATCGGGGACGTGGTCTTGATTGACTACAATTCTACCGGTGGGGCTGATGGTGGCGAACTGTATACGATTAAAGAAGTTGGGTCTGCAGATACTTCTGGTTTGGAAATTGTCGGGGGCAACCCTGCAACTTCACAGCTTGAAGTTACTGTTTGTGCGCAAGCATACCGACACGACGTCTCTTAATCATTAATCAATTAATCTACAAATCGTATGAATCCAATTGGCGGACATACATTTGGGCTGTCTCCGGATGCCTGTCAAACCGAGATTGATGGTGTTGCTTGGGAAAAGTACCAGCGCACTATGCAACCTGGGTACCTGAGCGCGCAAGACGGATTCTTCTTCCAACAGTCGTCAACCGAGCTTCTTGGTTACACGTGGGATGAAGATTCAAACGTCGGTGCGTTCGAGGAAACTGACGAACAGGAGACGATTGCTGATTCAGACACTTTCCTTGGAAACACGAAGACCAAAAAGGTTCAGAAATGGACCAAGCAGGTCCCTGTGTCTCTCGAAGCGTTTCGTGCAGACGCTGTAGGAAAGCGCGCAAGAATCGGTAGTCAAATCGGTGACCGAGCACGTTTGACTCAGGATAAGAAAGCTATTTTGAACACGTATGGTGACGCCTTTGCGGGTAGCATCAACACGACTCCGGATGGTGTTGCTCCTGCGTCGAACTCTCACGTTACTCTTAAAGGTGCAACAGTTGACAACTTGGAAACAGGGGCGCTCAACGCTGACAACCTTTGGGTAGGCGTGCAGTCGCTCGCAAACCAGAAGGCGCAAGACAACGAAGCTGGTTCGTACGTGTTTGAGGGCATCTTTACTCCGTTTATCTTGTACAAGACAACGAAGGAAGTGATGAACTCGGAACTAGTCCCATTCTCTGCGGAGAATCAGATTAACCTCTTCGACACGGACTATGGTACCGTTAAGATTGCGGCTTCAATCTTTTTGGGCTCGACGTACAACTCGAACTCAAACGCGAACACGTCTTACCACTTGGTATCTAGCGGTCACAATGTAAACCGAAAGGTTTTCATGGGTCTGACAACAGACTTGATTGACCCGACTAAGACTGCCAACGACAGTTGGGCGTATCGCGGTCGATTCCTGGAAATGCACTTCTGGGAAACCTGGGCTGGATATGTCGGTTCGAACGGAACTGCTTAATCACTACTAACGACTGCAATCACATCGTATGAACTCTTCAAACGTATTCGTATGGGTGGCTCTGGTTGCGGTAGCGATTATCGCAGCCATCGGCTGGACAACCCCTGGAGCAAAAGATGTTGCTCCTGAAAGTGTCCGGGCAACGGTATATGAAGTTATGGGTGATGCTCTTGAACAAATGTTTGGTGCTTCGGGTTCCCGATTCCCAAATGGTTTGAGTGCAGACTCGACTTCACCGGTCCAAGGAGAACTGCGTGGTACTGATTTAACAATCACGGACGACGCGGTTATCAGTGGCGGTTCAGTAGTCATCACAACGTCAAATACTGCAACTTCAACATTGCAAGTTGGATGTATTCAGATGACTGCAACAACTACAGCAAACCCAATTAAACTTGTTCCTGCAACATATGCAACTACAACGTTGACATTTGGCGGAGCAACAAACGGGCTTCCTGTAGTAGCGGTATACGGCACGTGTCCGTAACACGTTCTTGTCCCACTTTCTCCCTTTACAGGGAGAAAGCTGGGATTGGAACAATTATTAATTATCAAAAAAATATATGTCAAAAGATTTGCAACTCTATCTCTGGGGAATCGGAACGACCCTCGTGATGGTCGCAATCGTATTCTTTGGATTCCAGCGCACTCCTGATGTATCGGGACAAAGCGCTAACAATAATCCAAACTTTCGAGCGGCTTCTTCTACAACGTTCACCTTGACAACCACCTCGCAGCGACTTCTTGCGACTTCTACAACCGGAGTCGGTCGTCGTGTGGCTGCAATGATTCAGTCAACAAACTGTACAACAGGAGGTGCAGTATATCTAAATGTTGAGGGCTCTGATGCTGTTGCGGTTGCAAACAATGGTATTGCAGTTTCCGCATCAAGTACCCTTGCGCTTGAAACGTTCCCAGGTATTCCTGTACTTACTGATGCAGTGCAGGGAATCACCACATCAGGTACGTGCGCAGTCCTCGTGACTGAATGGATAAGCCAATAATCGTATGTTTACAATTACCGAGATAAAAGACCACTTGACAGGAATGGGGCACGGCTCTACCCTAAACAAAGTGCGAAATATCGAAGCAATGTTTGAGCGCTCTGCCGCCAAACTTGTGCGCCAAGCGCGACCGCCTGAAACAATCAGAACGGCCGCGCTTGCACAGGTAATTCATGACGATTTAAATCGGTATCCATTACCAGATGATTTTGATGCAATTATCGATTTAATTCCACAAGATAATCGCGGAATTGATTCTGCTAGGCGGGTCGGGGCTCGGCCGTTTGATACTAGAAAGCTTTTGACAAATAAAGAAATTTCTATTGAAGGAAATGAGGGAGAAAAAAGTTTGTTTGTAAACTGGAAATCAAGAGCCGCAAAAGTATTGCACTCAATGGATTCTACTACAGCGAATGGTACATGGTCCGCTGTTGCAACAGCCGCTAATATTCAAGCAAATACGATTTTCAAAAAGACAGGTAATGCCTCTATTGAGTTTGACGTTCTTGCGTCTGGCGACGGAATCCAGAATACAACTATTTCTGCATTAGATTTAACGAATGAAGATGAAGTCGCTGATATTTTTGTATGGTTGTATTTAGGAACAACAACAAATTTCACAAGCGCCTCAATTCGTTGGGGAAATGATTTAACTGCAAATTATTGGGCTTCAACTGCTCAAACAACGCAAGCGGATGGTTCTGCAATGAAAGCTGGTTGGAATTTGATGAAGTTTTCTTGGAGTACCGCATCAGAGACTGGTACAGTAACTCCAAGTACAATTGATTCATTTCAAATAACGATTGCATCTACAGGCGCGATTAGCAATGTCCGCGTCGATAATATTATCTTTTCAATTGGCCGAAACTTTGACATTAAGTATTATTCAAAATACTTATTCAAAAATTCAAGCGGGTCATATATCTCTCGCCCAACTTCTGACGATGACAACGTGACGATTGATAATGACTCATTGCCATTATTCTTGTTTGAGTGCCTTCGTGATATGGCGCAGCAAATGGAGGGTACTGACAGTGCGTTCGATATTACGTTTGCAGAGAAAGAGCTTGCTCGATTGTACCCCTCGTTCCGTGTCGAACATCCTAACCAAGCAAAAAAAATGGTCGGAATCCGCGGCCGTAGGGTACGATTTGGTATATGAACAAATTTCTTTTAACAGAAGAAACATATGGATACGTTACAGCCGAGGATGATACAAACGCTGATAAGCGTCTTTTGACTATTGGTTCACAAAATGTACTTGTTGACCGTAACAGAAAAGTAAAGACTCGCCCTGGATTTACACGGCTGGGTACAGCTTCTACTACAGAAACCCCACCCCGTAATGGCTTTACATGGTTTAATTCGACCGGCGGAGAACTGCCGATGCGTTTTCCTGATACATTATGGCAAACGTACCTCGGAACAATTGATGGAACCGACATTGATGCATGGGTTAACTTTAAAACCGGAATGGATGATGAGGCAATACCTCGTGGCGCCACATGGTTTGACACGGGCGAGAATATTGACTTAATGATTCTTGTGCAAAGTGACGCAAACCTTTATGAGTGGAATGGGGCGGTTGCCATTGTGGCAAGCGCAGATTCAGGTGCGCAAACTGTTACAAAGGCTGGTACAAATACGTTTGCCCAAAACAGATTCTATACAACGCGAAATAAAACATTCTTTTGCGTTCGCACGGGTACTGAATATACATATACAGGAGGTGAATCGACAACAACACTTACAACCGTTACAACAGGCGGTGTATTTGATTTGGTTGCTGGTGATATTTTAATTCAGAAAGTTGTAACTCAATCGAACAAGCCGGGAGCAGGACACACTAATGATACAATCTTTTCATTTGAGAATCAGTTGTGCGTTGGTTCGAATGTCGACAATGAAGTTTGGATTTCGCAAAATGACGACTATGATGATTTTTCATACTCTGCGCCGCGCGTTCCGGGGGAAGGTGGTTTACTGACTCTTGAC